TCGTATTCTCCTACTGGAACAGGAATTTTTTGTTCGTCTTCAGTTACAACAAAAACTTCTTTGTCGGTTTCAAAAGCATCGGCTTCTATAATAGTAACGCCGTCTGCTAATTTCATTGTTTCTAATTTTACTTCCATTCCTAAAAGTGTTTTGATTTGATTAATTACGCTTGTTTTCATATTTTTTTTTATTTTATTTTATAAATTTTTAACTCTTGAAACCATTGTTTGTACAGTCCCCCTGTCGCCTTTTACCATTAAATTTTTAAAAGCTTTATATTCAGGCGTTGCAGTCCAATCTAATCCAATTTCTTTAAATTTAGTAAATAATTCGTTTGATTTATCCATAGCATTATCTAAAGATATTAAATACGCTTCTCCTTCTTTAATAACTGAAGGAACTAATTTATCTAATTCCCCATAAACTTTATTAAATTCTTTATATAAATATTCTGTTCCTTGTACGGCTTTATTAAAATCATTAATATTTGCTAATTCAACTTCGTGTTTTGCTAATTCCGTTTTGTCCTCAGCTAACTTGTTGTAAATGTTTTGTAGTGTGTTCATGGTTTATTTTATTTATTATTTACTTTTTTCTGCAATATCATAAGCTTTGGAATACAATGCACCAAATTCTTTATAATAAGATTTGTAAGACTCGTCAGTTGCTATATCTGTATCTTGTATTGTTCTATTAACGTTTTTCATTTCAGCAGAGATATCTGCGCCCATTGCGTTTGCTTCTGCGTAAATTTTCGTCCTAGCTTGTATTAAAGATTTGTAAGCGGCATTAGTTTTAATGTAAATTGTTTCTATATTTTTATTTCTGTCACTTAAAGCTTTTAATTCCCCTTGAACTTGACTTTTTAATTTAGCTCGTTCTTTTTCAATTAGCGCTTTGTTATCCATTAAATTAGCGAGGTCTATTCTTGCTTTTTTTACTTTTTCTTCTTGCTCCTTTATATTTTCGTTTATTGTTAATAAACCTGTACTTAACTTGTATGTCTTTTCTAAAGATAAAAATATAGAGTCAGTTTGGTCAGCTAACGTTTGTAATTGAGCATCTACTTTTTTCGCTTCAGCTTTAATATCTGCAAGTAAACTTAATTCAATTTGTTGACTTACTAACTCTGTTTTGTATTTTGCTAGTTTGTCGTAAATGTTCTGTAGTGTGTTCATGTATCTATAATTTAAGTTTTATTTATTTGTTATATTTTCGGTTAAACTGAGCCAATCCCTTGTGCTTGTAAGCTGCCGTCACAACATTTTACAGAGTACTTTTTTCCGTCTTTACATAGACAACCACGCTTTCCACCTTTTGGACTTGATTGCGATTGTTGAACTGGTTTGGTTTGCTTGCTCATGGTTTGTATTATTTAATTATAGCTTTATACAAACCGTAAACGTCTTTTCCTATTTGATCAGTGTCTTGAAGTTCTTTTGGTAATTGTAAACCAAAACCTAATTCCTTTGCTTTTTGTTCAAGATTAATTTTTTCAGTTAAATATGTTTGTTGAACTTTTAATAACGCGTCATGTTTTTTTTCTAATTTTGCCTTAGCTCCCATGTATAGAAGCAAATCATTATGCAATTCTACAGCTTGTGACTCAAATGTCAACCCTAATTTTTTAAGGTTATCAATTAATGTTAAAGATAAATTAACATTTTGTTTTGCTAATTTAGCCTCTACCTTAGCTGTTATGTCTTCAATAATTAATTCTTTTGTTGTTTTCATTTTATTTGTTTTTAAATTTATATGCAAATATATTAATTATTTTTAATACAAAGACTATTTTTATTTATTTTTTAAAATAATTTCTTTAATCTTTTCTATTAAAATGTCTTCCTCGTTTTGTAAACTCATTTCGTATTTGTCTGCAAAATAACCTTCAATGCTAAAACCTTTTATCTCGCCAGCTTTAACTTTATTCCAAATCTCATCGTTATTTACTTTCATCGAAATCATCCATGTTCCTTTAGGTAAGCTAAAACCATAATTCATAGACTTGTCGTGTTCACCTTCTACTATCCAACTTTCAACAACACTCATTCCATCTAACTTTTGGTTGTGTTCTAAAGTCGCGTTGTTTTGATTGCTATTCATAAAGAATAACTCACTTGCTTTTCTTACAGTTGCTTCACTAAAGTAAATATAGTACTCCTCTTTTTTCTCGTTTGTACGGTAAATTTGTTTGTTTGGAATTAAAGCTGCACCCATAAGTATTCGCTTTTCAGCATCTACTTCTTTAAGTTCTACTTCATGTTTTTTTAATGCTATAAAGTCACTCTCGATTGCTGGACTTTCTACTACTGAAACCGCGTCTATTCCACTTGTCTCATCTTTTTCGTCAATTATAAGTTCAACTATTCGCATAATATATTAATTAAGTTTTTATTTATTTGTTTTATTTTCTATCCTCCTAAAGTAGCGTTTGCTAATCTGTTTCTATCCAAAGATTGTTGTGATGTTACTTGTCCTGAAACTACATACGCTTGTACAGGTTGTTGGTTTAAACTTGCTAATTGATTAACTCCGCTTTGCCCTACAACGTTAAATTGTGGTGCGCTCATTGTTGGAGCTGTTGGAACAGTACCTGCATCATTTGCTGAAGTTGCGCCACCTTCAAATTGCGTCTTTGCTATTTTAGCAACGTTAACCGCTCCTGCTGCACCTGCTAAACCTGCTTCAATAAAACGTTGACCGGGAAACAATTCCTTTTTGTTTGCAAGTGCAGCTGTAACTGCTAAATAAGTATTTGTTAAAGCTGAAGCAAGGTTAAACGCTTTTTGCGCTTTAAACGCTCTTCGCGCATCCTTTTCGCTTTTTCCTGCGTTCATTTGAAATAAATCGTTTATAATAGAAAGACCGTCCATTGCCATTTGTATTTTCTTTTCTTCGAGATTTTGTTTTTTATCTGCTATTTCCTGTGCAGTTGCAATCTCTTTGTCGGCAGCTTCTTTGTCTAACGCTTCTTTGTCTTTATTGTATTTATTTTTTAACGCTAATAGTAGTTCATCGTTTCCTGCAGCAGCTTCTTGTTCTATTTTATATTTGTCATATAGTTTTTGTTCTGCGGTGTCGGTTAATTCTGCAAGTAAATTTTCTTGTCTTAAAAATTCCGCGTCCTTTTTTTCCTGTGCTGTTTTACGTGCTTCTTCAGCTTGTAAAGTATATTTTTGTGTTATTGCTAATAAGTCCGCTTCTTGTCCTTCAGCGTTTAATTTTTGTAAGGTGTCGTAATCTTTTTGTGTTAAACTTTTGTCTTTTAAATTTTTGTCCTGTTCTTCTTTTTTTCGTTTGTATGCAAGTAATATAACCGCTTCTTCTTTTGCTTGTCCTTCGTCCATTAAACGAATATTCTCATCTTCAACGTTTTTAGTTATGTCTAATTTTTCTTTTGCTTGTGTCTTTTCAGTTTTTGTAGTTTTCTCGTGGTTACTTTGACTTCTTTTGTGTTTTTCACCTGCTATTCTAACATCGTTGTCTCGTATTAATGCCGCTTTGTTTTCAAGTGCTGCTGACAAGTCTTTTCCTTCTTTAATGGAATTTTCCATTGTAGCTTTTACAAGTGCTGTTTGCTTTGCTATAACATCGTCACTTGCGTCTATACTTCTATAATAAGCTAAAGTGTTTTTTTCTTTTATATACGTGTTGTGTGCTGTTGCTTTACTTGCTCGTTCTAAAGCTATTTCTTCGTTTGCGTGTCGTATTGCTAATTTGTGTAAAGCGTCTGCACTTGCACCTGAAGCTTCCGCCATTTTGTATTCGTGCTCGTTCTTTGTTTTAAGTGCTTTACTTGCTTTTTCGTTTGTTTTTATTTGTGTTTCTAAAGCTTTTGTATTTTTTTTAATTGAAGCATTTTGATTTGCCTCCGCCTCTGCACTGTCGTTAAACATATTTACTAAGGCGTAACCCGCCGCAATTAAAGCGGTTATTGCAATAATTATTGCTCCTATAGGATTGGCAGCCATTGCAGCATTATATGCCCATTGAGCGGCTGTTAAAACAGCTGTAAGTCCTGCTTGTAAACCTGTTAAAATTAAATTTTTGCCCTTTGATAAAATAGTTTGGTTTTCAACAATTAAACCAGCTTCATCTGCGGTAGTGTTTAAAACTTTTGCAGCGGTCATTGAAGTTAAAGCTGTAACAACAACAGCTTTCAATTGTTTAAAACTGTCTATGCTTTCACCAATTGCTTGTGCTCCAGAAGCTATAGCCATTACAGACTGAACTTTTTGTAAAGCTTTTTCTACGTTTGCACTTTCAATTCCGAAGACTCCTAAGGCTCCTGTAGCAACATCAAAGCCGGCGCTCACTCCACCTAAAGAATTAGTTAAAGCATTAAATTTTGCATCCGGGTTAAAGGCGTCTGTTAAACTCTTAGCGTCTCCTATTTTGTCTTTTAAAACGGCAGCATTCTTTGCTGCTTCAATAGCTTGTGCTGAAGTTGCTCCAAACTTTTCAGACAACGTTTGAACTTCAAGTTGTGCTTCTCTAAGTTGTTGTTTTAAATTTCCTAAGTTGGAATTTACTTCTAATTCAATTACTTTTTTTTCAGCCATTCTCTTTTAGTTTTTTTTCTATTAGTCTTTTACGTTGTGCTTGTTTCCACTGTTCTTTAATGCTTGTGGTAAATTTAAACTTGCCTTTTGCAATGTCTATGTTTTCACTTTCACCGTAAAAATTACTAAGTAAAAGCATTTGAATTATTTGGTTTATCATTTTTGTTCTATTATTATGTAACTTGTGTCCGTGTTTCCGTTGATATAGCTTGTTTCTAAACTTATTGTAATTGTTCGTGCTGCGTTTGCTGGAACCGTAATTGTTAAAAAGCCTTCTGCTGTAAAAAGTACACTTGACAAAGTAACATTATTTGCATTTTTGCTTTTTTTAATCTTAACTTCTGTTGCTCCATTACTAAAATAAATTGCCGATTTGTGTTCGCTTCCAGTGCTTACAGAACTATCCGCGTATTTAATTGGCTTAACCTCAGCAAAGTCGCTAATTAAAGTAAAATTAACATCACCTGTAGTTAAGTCGCTTTGCATTTCATTAATTAAATATCGTTTGTCCCTTATTACAAGTCGATCATTTAATTGTAAGCTCGTCAATATAGAAATTGGTAAAATGGTTTTTACTTTTACTAATCTATTTTTTATATTATAAAGATTATTTATGTAATCTGAATAATAAATATTGTATATTGTGTTTAGATTAACTTCGTTATAAAAACTAGAAATCTCAGCGCTAAAATTTAATGTTAAAGGAATTAAACCTGTGACAAATAGTATTTCACTGTCTTGTCCGAATGGTACGTAAACGTCTGTTGCTGTTTGTCCGTCCCAATTTATTTTATCTCCTGCTGTTAAAGTTGCAAGTTTGTTCATATACAATAAACAGGGTTTTGGTATGTAGGGTGAAAATTCTTTATTTAACGCATATCCAACTTGTAAATTGTTTTGAAAATTATTGTGTAGTAAGTTTTCAAATGGACTTTCAATTTTGTATTCTCCACCGTCGTAATTAAAACCTTGCTTAGCATTTCCGTAGCCATGAGCATCGGGGTTTGCTTGACTTTGTAAAAAGTATTTATTTAAAAAACATTCGCTCTCTTGGTACTTAAATTCAATAGACTTATAAAGCTTCATTCGTTCTATTTCAATGCTTGTGACGTCAGTATATTGCGTTATGTCTCTAATAACTCCCTTGCCATACCAAACGGGTAACGGATCAAAAGTAAATACGTTCTTCGTGTTTGAGTAAACCGTCATATTAAATTCTTTGCAGATCCCTGTAATAAAATCTGCAATTTTCATGTCAGGCGCTAATTTTTTTAAATCAGTAAACATAACAGTTGTTGCTGTTGCATAAGCAACGCCTGAAACAACACTACTTGATCCACCTGGTGAAGTAGTAATTTTTAAATATTGTAAACTAATATTTATTGTAATTGCTACTAAACTTCTAATTTGAAAAGTTACTATTTCCCCTTGATTAATTGGAATGCTGTAATACTGACCAAAACTTGTAACGTCTTGCCCGGAGTCAGTGTGCTGAAAAACTCCATTCTTATAAACATCAATGTAGAATTGTGAATAGGGTGGCGATAACGCTGTAACAATCCATTGTAACTCGTGTTGAACATTTGCACCTGGAGCAGATTCTTGTCTTAAAAAACTATTTGTCGTTGTATTAAATGCACTTCCTAAAGTACCACCAGTAGAAGTAAAGTCTAAATCTACTGCGTTACTTTGTATTGTATTTTCTGCTTTATTTTTGTAAAGTAAAAATGCTTTTCTAAACATATCTGAACTTAAAAATAAGCCATTAAATGTTATTTGATATTGGCTTTCAATTAAATCAAATATGTTTGCAACCCTAACCGCAGGAAATAACTCATTATAAAAAATTCTACCTGCATAAGTACCTATATTTAAAGTGTTGTTAGCAGGATATTGAAACCACGTTGGGCAACTTTCTGTTGGTAGTGGAAAACTTGATCCAAATTGCCAAACTCGTTTTGAAGTTATTAAAGGATAACGAACGTTGTAATCAGTTGTTCCGCTATCTATTGTTACTCTGTCATAAACTTCTTGATTTGTGTAGTTGTGGTCTAACGTTGAGTAATTTAATTGACTTAATTTGTCTTCGTTAAAGAAGTCTTTTAGTGAAACTCCAGCCCCGTAAAAAGTAACTGAATAACTATCTGCTCGACCGTCTTTTAAATTTGCTTTTTCTAACTGAATTTTACCACGTCTAAAAAAAACCGTGTCTATTTCTATGTAAGCATTGTATCGGTTTTGGTAGTCAATTATTCCAAGTGTGTCAACGTCATTTTGGTAAAAGTGTTTAAAGATAGCGTTGTTCGTTGGTGAACATGGAATTGTAAAACCCTGCGAAAAGTCCGTAAAAATTTTACTTATGTCACTAATGTTTTGGATCGTTGAACTAACACTAATTTTTTCGTCATTAAATAACTCCAAGCGTGAATAATTTGTTTCCGCCTGAGCAATATTTGTTTCAATATAAATTGCTACTTCTCTTTTCATTAAATTACTGAATTAATAACATCGTAAGCAAATTCAAACTCCAAAGAATAATTTATTTGTTTCGTATTTATGTGCTTAAATAACTCTGTACTTTTAGTATTAATTTTTGCTGGTTTGTTGTCTATTAAAATTCTTTCACTTAACATAATTTGTTTTAATACTTCGTTCCAAGTTTGAGTTACCCAACCTGTATTCACTTTAACACTTTTCTTTGCATTAGCATTAAACACTTTTCTTTGTCCTTCTAAACCACTATAAAAAGTTGAAGGTGAACTATTAAATCTTGAAGTTTGTAGTAAATTGTATTCCGTATTTTCAACGTTAAATGTATCGTTACTTGCCTTAAAAAAGAACTCCCTTTGCCACGCTCCGTATTTATTTACAAAATCAATAATTACAGGTGTATATTTGCATTCCTCTAATGGATAGAAAAAATAAGTTTTGAGAACCCCTAATCCAGCATCTAATATTTCAACTTTATTGCCTACTAAAACGTTGGCCGTTCTTACGCGTGGAATGTCAAACGTTCCATTTGAAACTGATAAACTTGTTATCGCTGGTATTAAATCAAAACTTGTATATTTTGCAGTATAACTTGCCAAACCTGTAACCCTAATTTTTCCAGGGTCGCTTGTTGGGTTGTAGTAATAACTTCCTGCGTCTAGTCCGTAGTTTCCTAAATCTTTATTGTATAAATCTTCGTAATACGTGTAACCTTCAAATGCTATGTGAGTTAATGCACCACCAATTTGTGTAACCGTTGTTCCGTTATCTGTGTAAAGTTTTAATTGTACGTTTACTCGTTCATTCGTTGGGTTTGGTATCGCAGTATTTCCACCTGTTGAACAACTTGCAAAACGTATGTATTCTCTTATGTATGGACTTATGTCGTAAAGTGTTTCTACGTTAGTTGGAGAAGGTATTAACTTGCTTAAAGTATATGTTGGCGTGCCTGGAAAAGTTGTTGCACTTAAAAAAATTTCTAACTTTGAACCAACTTGACCCGCTTGTGCTATTCTTACTATATACGGTGAACGTGCAAATATGTTTGCCATTATTTCTTTTCGTTTTTAAATTGTGTTTGTTTAAATAAATTCATTGCATCCAACCCAAACTTTTCAACAAGTTCATCTGGCAATCTTTTAAATGCAGCTTCAAATGGTGTTGTAAAAAACAAAGACGGTCTAATTCCACGGTTATAAATATTTCCAGCTATTATTTGCGCGATCGTACTATAACCTCCCTTTTTATATTTGCCTTTGTCATCTCTAAATCTTATGTTTCTTTTTTTTGCCCATTTTTCAATGTTACTTACAAACGTTCCCCATTGACCAGAAGTTGATCCACTACCAAACTTGTAAGGTGAATTTGGTGCCTGCTGACCTTTTATTCTTGCATTTTTAGAAACTTTGCTTGGGTCTTTACCTTTTACTCCTTTGTCTTGAAATTTTCCATAATCATTCATTTCAAAGTCCATATAAAAAGAATTTGGCATTGCCTTAACATTGCCCTTTAAACTTTCATAAAGTCCTTTAGTGTTATTCTTTTTTAAGGTAGTTAAATTCTTACGTGCTTCTTTAATTACCGACTTTGAAAACCTATTTAATTCTTGTTGTACTTCGCTCTGTTTCATCTTAACAAATTGTCATATCGTTCGGTGTTACTACGTCAAATGTCATTGTCCAACCTGCCATATAGTTTTCAAAACGTTCTGTAAATGGTTCTAAATTAGCAGAACCTTCAACCATAAACAAATCATAAGCTAAGTTACCATGTCTTATAATTTCATAAGCTCTATTTAATACAGCATGTTGAGTATTTAAAACATCAATTTCGTTGTCGTTACCTAAAAATATATCTGTTGTAGAACTCTTTGACAAGTCTACTACATCCATTGCTATAAGACTTATGTTCCAAGTTATAGTGTTTCCATTTAAGGTGCAGTTATTAACCATGATATGCAACAAAGGAAATATAGTTTGTTTACTTAAATCAACTTTAAATATATCACCTTGAGTTACAGTGTTAACTATAGCATCTGCATCAAAGTGAGTTTTTAATTTGTCTAATAAGTTGTAATAACCTGTCATTTTTTATATATTTTATCTAATTGGCGTTGTTCAATTTCTTGTTTTTGTTTTTCAAAGGTGAGATAGGTGAGACAGAAAGTAAGTCCATATCCGGTAACTGTGTCAAACTTCGTAATGTCTCCTCCTGCGAGTGCATAAACGCTTTGATACCATCCCCATTGTTTTCCAAACTGAGCTTGTTCACTAAACTCGTTTTCATCTTCGGGTTCTTTATTATTTCCTTTTCCAAATAGGTAAGCGAAGCTGTCAATAATTCTGCTCCTAAATTCCAAAAAAAAACACTCGAACTAATCGCTATATCTACAGGAGTAAACTTCATTAGCTCTTGCATTTCCTCTAATGGCATGTAATCAACTATCTCATATTTGTCTTTAAACTTCATTTTGATTGGTCGGTACATAACAGCCATTGCTTTATGGTAATCTTCCCACTTCAATAAGTTATTTTCTAAGTCTACGTATTCGCCAAATGTTATGTCTTCAAGTTTTGTTATGAACCCAAATTCTTGGTTACCTATCTTAAATGTTGGTTGAAATTTTGGTTTCTGTTCAAATAAGTTTTTAAAATGTAAAATTAATTCGTTAAGACTTGTCAACTTCATTTTAACAATGTCTTTTAATTCAATATCACAAAATATCTGAACCATTTTTTGTGCAATAAATTCTTGGTCGTTGCTTCCTTCTTGAACCTTTAAGAATTTTTGATAACTCTTTAATGGAATTTCACTTAAAGTCGAAGGTACATTAATTTCTAATTGCATATTCTTATAATTAAAGTTTTAGTTATTTGTTGTTTGCGTTTTTTGTATGTAATCGTAAGCATGTTTAAGCATATTAATATCTCTCATGTCTCTTAAGTAAATTCTTACTTGCTTACCAGTCTTTTGATAAATATAGATTTGAACTGTTTGCATCATAATCTCTAAGTCATTCATCGAATAAAGTATTGTCCATGATTACTGTTTAAACCTAATGTCTCCATTTCATGGTAACGAACAGCATCAATAGCGTGGTCATTTTTGCCTTGCGGTTTGTTTAATGTTTTACCAGTTTTGTCTGCATCCCAACAATACGATCTTAACTCTTTAATTAGGTTCGTACTTTGTGAGGTAACTAAGTAAGATTGTGACTGCATAATTTGTATTCCATAATTAACTGAGTCTGCTCCTTTAGTTACTCCTTTGATTTGTTGTCCAGTTCTACGTATTTCTTCGATGCTTTTAGGTTCACTACTATCTGCATAAGCTATTACATGCTTCTCTAGTTTCTTCGCTATGTCGTTATTCAATAAACCTGTTTGATAGCATATTTCATTTAGTATTCGTTGACCGTTATAGTTGTAAACTTCTATAATTGAAGTAGGATCGTTTGAATACCCAAAATCTAACCCATAACCTAATAACCTTGCTTCGTTTGGTATCGTATCTATAATTTTATAGTTAGAAAATACTACACCTTCTAACATTCCTACTAAACCTTCACCATAAACTCGCCACCAATTGGCCCAATAAGAACTTGTAGATGCTTTTAAGCGGTTCTTTTCTATCTCTGTTACTATTCTATCATCTAAGGCTTCATTGTCCTTGTAGGTTAAAATTAAGAAGTCTGTATCTGGCTCATCTTTTAACTCTGTGTGTACCCAAAACTCATTTGCTGGGTTAAAGTCTAAATATATTCGTTTTTTAGTACGTATTGCTAATTCGTTGTATGCTTCAAAGGTTACGTTGTTACACTCATTAATATAAAGAATGTCTCTTCTCGCTCCTCTTAACTTACTACTATCATCTGCACTAAAAAATTCAATGTATGAACCATTTTGAAAATCGTAACGCAATAAACTTTTGTTAAATCTACCTTCAAAGAACCTATTACTCCATCTCATTATTTTAACGAAGTCTTTTAACGCTCCACGTCTTAAATGCGGTATGCTTTCAGATACAATACTTATTTCATTTACTCCTTTAGTTGCTATGTCTATAAGCAAAGGAATAACGCCAAAAGTTTTACCCGCTGACGTTCCTCCTTGAATTATTTTTACTCGCTTGTCTAACTTTGCAATCTTACTAATTGCAGTCGTCCGTATTAACATCAGGAAATAAAGGTTGTTCTATGTTTGTTTGTTCTATCTGCTGAACAGGCGCACCGTACCCACTATCCATTAATGCTTTATAAGCGTTTACATCTCCGTCTCTCGCTTTCTTTATAAGAGCTAAAGTTATTAAGTCTTCTTGACTAAGCTTTTCCTTTTCATAAGTAAAAGGGTTAGTTTGGTCTTGTGAAACTTCTAACCATTGTCTTGCTATTGTACTTCGGTTCTTACTTCCTTTTGGTCTTCCATTAGGGTTTGCAACCTCACCTTTTTTAAATGGTTTTAAATTTTCTTCGTTAGCCATTTTTTCAGTATTGTTTCACTATTAAACTATATTTCTGTTGATGCTTCCTCAGTTTGTTCTGGCACGTACTCGCTATATATGATTCGCATTTTATTAACTAAGTCCATTAGACAACTTGTACATGTTGAAGGTACTAAGCTTTGGTCTAATACTCTATTGTTTATAGCTATTAAACTCATTTGTTCATCAATTGTAAGTGTATTCGTGTTTTTCTTGAAATACTGGTTTAATGTATTGTACTCGTCTTCTGTTAAGCATTTAGGTTTTGCGTAAGGGAATAACTTATTTAGTTTTTCTTTACGTTCGTCACATCCACAGTCTTCACCCATTAGAAATTTTGCAACCTTGTCTATTCCTGTTGCTTTTAATACTTTCTCGACACTATCGCCAAGACCTTTACTCTCATTTTTCATTTTGTTTTGTTTTTATTAGTTCGTAATCTTTGTTTAAAAAGTCTATGTAATCTTCTTCTATGTTATTTTTAATTCGCCTCTTGCACGTTTTTATCGTATTGAATATGCTTGATACGCTTATGTTTGTTTCTGCACTTATTTGTCTTAAACTTTTATCTGTATTTTTGTACAGTTCAAATAGTTGTTTATCGTACCAATGCCAACTTTCACACTCACTATCTATGTTATTCAATAAATCGTTATATGCTTCATTTTCTTCGGTGTTATCTTCTACTTGCAAATTGTAAACATCTTCTAATGGTATAAATTTAATTTTGTTCTTTTTGTTTACGTGTTGTAGAAATGTATTTTTTAAAGCTAACCACATATATCCTTTACTTATTTGTCCATCTTTAAACATTTTTTCTTCGCTACTCCATTTGAATAACATTATGTATGTCTCTTGAACTATGTCTTC